ATGCGGCGCTGCTCGAGGAACCGTACCACTGGCGGCTCAACCTGAACGCCTTCGAGTCGACCGATATCCGCAGCCGCTACGGGGCCTATGCCACCGGCCGGCAGTGGGGCTGGCTCTCGGTGAACGATATCCGGCGGTTCGAGGGCATGAACGGCATCGGGCCGCAGGGCGACATTTACCTGCAGCCGCTCAACATGGTCCCGGCCGGCACGCCGCTCGAGCAGCTGCCGGTGCCGACCGAACCCATTCCAGACGAAGGAGTACCCAAATGATGCGTAGGAACGATGACGTTCCCGGCGATGCGGCCGAGGACGAGCTCCCGCCCGGCCAGGACGACGAAGAGGACGACGATGACGAAGACGACGACGAGGAGGGCGAGTAAATGGGCGCTATCCGATCGCACTCGACTGCCACCACGGACTCGGCCTGGGACGGCCCGGCGATGGTGGCCAACCTGAATAGCGACGGCGGCGCGGACTACCTGCGCCAGATGTTCGCGTGGATGGACCCCGACGCCGACCCCGACACCAAGAGCGCCTACAAGTTCCCCAACCACATGGTCAGCGCGGACGGCAGCATCGGCGCGGCCAACCTGGCCGCGTGCTCGGCGGGCATCGGCGCGCTGAACGGCGCGCGCGGCGGCAGCTCGATCCCGGAAGCCGACCGCAAAGGCGTCTACAACCATCTGGCCAAGCACCTCGCCGACGGCGGCAAGGACGCGCCCGAATTGGCCAGCGAGCATGCCTATCGGGAGCGCCTGGCCGAAGTCAATCGCGGGCTGCGCAAGCCCGAGTGGAAATCATATTCCATCCTTGAATTCAAGGCCGACGACGCGGCCCCGGGCGAATTCAGCGGCTACGCTTCCACCTGGTCCAAGGACGTATTTGGCGACAAGATCCAGCCCGGCGCGTTCGGCCAGACCATCGCCGCCAAAAAAGGCATGGTGCCGATTTTCTTCAACCACAGCGAAGACAACTGGATCGGGTTTTCGACCGGCCTGGCCGAAGATCACAAGGGGTTAGTCATGCAGGCGGCGCTGGCGCTCGAGTCCTCCAGCGCCGCCGACGTGTATGCGCTGCTCAAGGCCGCCGGCCAGATTGATTTCCCGGTGGGCCTTTCTATCGGCTTCGTCGCGGACGATTGGGAGTGGGACGACGATAGCCACGCCCGCCTCATCAAGTCTGTCGACCTGTGGGAAGTGTCGATTACTCCGTTTCCGGCCAACAAACGGTCTTTTGTGGACGACGTGAAAAGCGTCCGCACTTTGGAGAAGCGCCTGCGGGACGCAGGCGGATTCTCGGCGGCCCAGAGCAAACGCATCCTCGCGTTGCTCGACGCCGTAGCGGCTGGCGGTCCAGCCGTTCCCCCTTCAGCGCCCGCGCGGGACGTTCGGGAAGTGCGGAAACCGGCAGTCATCACACCACTTAGGGAGACTCTATGGAGCCATCTGCTATAAACACCCCTGCTGCCGCGGCCGCCGCGCCGCCGCCGCAAAAGACTGACGAGGAACTGCTGCAACAGTTCATCAAAGGTCAGGCCGAACTGAAAGAAGCCACCGCGCTGCTGGCCCGCAAAGCCGCCGGCGAAGCGGTCACGCAAAGCGTGGGAGAACTGGTCGAGCGCATCGGCAAAGTCGAAGCCAGCGTGGCGGGCGTCCTCGCCAAGTACACGGCGCTGGCGCAGCGCTCCTCGCGGCCCCCCGGCGCGCTCGCGGGCAGCCCGGTTACGATGAGCCTCGGGCATGCTTTCACCGAGTCGGAAGCGTTCAAGAGCGCCAACTTCTCGGGCAAATTCAAAATCCAGCACAGCGTCAACCAGCGGCTCTTGACCCGCACCGAGGGCGGCGTTCCCACGCCGCTGGTCGCGCCGCCGCCGGTCACCGAAGGCACCTCGGGGCTGGTCATCTTCCCGCGCCGCGTGGCGTGGATTCAGCCGCCCGAATTCCCGCTGGTTATGCGTGACTTGCTGGATGTAGTCCCGCTCGATGGAACCAACGCCGTCGAGTATGTCACCGAGCACTGGACCGAGAACCCGGATTATCAGGTGACGGAAGGCACGCGCAAATCGCAGTCGGGCGTCACCTATACCGACGCGACCGCGATGGTGCGAACGATTGCGCACTTCATCAAGGTTTCGCGCCAGATGCTGGCCGACGTTCCTTACGTGCAGACCAGCATTGATCAGCGCATGGTCTATTTGGTCCTGCGCAAGGAAGCCACGGAAGTTTTGTATGGCGACAACAGCGCGGGCCATCTCAACGGGCTGATGCCGCAGGCCACGCATCTGGCGATTCCGGCCAGCATCACCGCGGCGGTTACGACGTTTATGGACGCCATCGCCGCCGCCATCACGCAGATTGCGACCAACGGTTACGTCGCCACGGCCATCGTGGTCAACCCGGTGGATTGGGCGGCGCTGCAATTGGCGAAATCGACGATCGGCCTGTATGTGCTGCAAGGGCCGGGATACGGGCCGCCGCAATCCATGGCCGCGCCGACGCTGTGGGGTTTGCCCGTGCTTTCGAGCATCAGCATGAAGGCCGGTGAATTCCTGGTCGGCGGGTTCCCTGGAAACGCGGCGCTGTTCGACCGGGAGCAGGCCATCGTCGAAATCAGCTTCGAGAACGAAGACGATTTCGTGAATAACCTGGCGACCATCCGGTGCGAGGAGCGCGTAACTCTCGCCGTGTATGTGCCGCTGGCGTTCGTGTGGGGCAATACCACCTCGCCGTTCGTGCCCTCCGGCCCGGCGCGGGCCACCAACGGGCCGCAGCGGCATCCCATCGTGGAGCCGCAGCACGCCAAGAAGTAAGACCATGCGTGTCCTGGCCCTCAAGGATCAAGTCATTTATGGCCGCCCGGTGCGAGCGGGCGCGGTCATGAACGTTGCCGTTGCGTATGCCAACAAGCTAATCCGCGAGGGCCGGGTCCGCGCCCACGAGAATGAGCGGGCCACCAAAGTGGAGACGAAACGAAATGACTAAGGACCTGTAAGATGTCGCAACCATCGGACCCGCAGCCGCCTTACGATCCCTCGACGCCCGAGCCGCTCGACAACGTGCAGACCACAGCGCACCTGCCGCCCGGCCTCTATGCCGTCGAGGGGTTCAGCGACCGCGATAATTTCGTGACCGATTCCGTCACCTTCCGCGCCACGCCCGCGCCGAGCTCTTCCTACTATTGGCCGTTTCCGGGCGGCGGCAGCACGGACGGCGACTGCACTAATATGCCGATCCCGCCGTCGCCTTCGGCGGCAGGCCGGCCGCCCGTGCTCACGCTCACCGAGATCAAGCTGTGGATTCGTATTGAGCCGTCGCAAACCGACGAAGACACCGAATTGACCATGATGGAGATGGCCGCGCGCATCCACACCGAGAATTACCTGCGGCAAACGCTCGATGCCGACCCGGCGACCAACCCCGCCGGCATCGGCGAAAACATCCTGATGGCGATGCTGCTGCTCATCGCCCACTGGTATCGCAACCGCGAGCTGATGGTGTCGGGCCGCCTCGCCACCACGCCGTTCGCTTACGAGGCGCTGTTATCGGCCGAGCGGGATTATCCCTGCGTATACTAAATGCCCACCCGCGCAGATCCGAACCTGGACGCCGGCGACCTCGACCGCCGCATCGAGCTTTTGGCGCCGGTCTACAACCCCGAGGGCGACGAAATCGTGGCGTGGAACGTGGTCGATACCGTCTGGGCGGCCATCGCGCCGACGGTGGGCATGGAGCAAACCGAGTCGGGCCGCACCGTTGCGGTTCTGCAGGTCACGATGGCGATTCGCTACCGGCCCGACATCGACCCGCGGTGGCGCCTTTCGGGCGACGGCAAACTGTGGGAAATCGTGGGCGTGGTGAACGTCCAGAACCGCCGCGCCCAACTCGAACTCAACTGCAAGGAGGTCCAATAAATGAGCACACCCGCGCAACCGCACAGCATCGCGCCCCCGCCCGAGTCCGAACTGAAGGCGCTGCAGCAGGCCATGTTCGATTTCATCAGCCAGCACGACTATCAGAACGCGAACGCCAGCGGCTTTGTGAACCAGACCACCAAGCAGGTCACGCTGACCGTGGGCGCGTCGATGGGGCCGGAAGCGTCCTATACGATCACCGTCACGTGGGATGGCCTCGCAGAGCCGGCGAAAGCATGAACGTCGCCGGCAGCACCAAGGCCTTCAAGTGGGAGGGCGTGAAGGAATTGCAAAAGGTGTTTCAGACGATGGCCGAAATGATCGGACCCGATGCCATGGGCGACGCGCGCGACCAGTTGAAAGACGCCTTTATGCCGCCCGCACTCGCGATCCGCGATGAAGCCAAAGACCTGGCACCCATCCGCGCCGCCAACGAGAAGGGCCATCACGAGCCGCCCGGCACGCTGCGCAGCGCCATCCTCGCCACCAAGGGCAGATCCGACATCCCGGGCGTTGTCGTCTACGTGGACAAGGCCATAGCGCCTTACGCCGGGTTCGTCGAACGCGGCACGTCCAAGATGGCCGCGCAGCCGTTTTTTCGACCCGCCATCAACGCCGTACGCCCGCTGGTCGCCAACATGATGGCGGATGGATTGAAACGCCTGATCGAGGAAAAGGCCCAGCAACTCGCCTATCACCCATGACGCTGGTGGAGCAAAGCCTGCGCGACCTGTTAATTCAGGCCAACGTCGTAGGCAGCCGCGTGTTTCTGGCGCGCGCCCCGCAGAAGCCCGCCGCCGCGATGACCACGCCTTACATCGTGTTTTTTCACATCGCGCCTAACCCGCACTATTCGCACGACGGGCCGATCAACACCATGGACCGCGACTATCAGGTCGGCATCTTCGACCCCTCGCAGTCGCTCGCGCTGGGCATGGCCGACACGCTGCGCAGCTACCTCGAAGGCTTCCGCGGCGATTTCGAGCAGGCGCACTTCTATGCCTTCTTTCACCGCACGCAAACGCAGGCCTACGAATTCGACACGCAGCTTTTCCATATCGTTCAGGAGTACCGCATCTTGTATGCCCTGCTGAACGGAACCCGCAACCCCGCAGTACGAACCGCAGTACCCAACCGCAGTAAAAGGAGCAACGCATGAGTACGCAACCGCACGTCTTAGGCGGCGGAATGCCGCCACCACCGCCGCCGCAGATCAATCCGTTGATCGGCCCCACCGCGCCAACGGGCATTCCTTCTTACGGCACGCAATTTCAAGTGCTGACTTCCGCCGCTGGCGTCACGCCCGAGACCTTCATCACCATCGCGGGCGTGGGCGACATCACCGGCCCCAACCCGCAGATTGCCGAAGTGGAGACGACCTCGCACTCGACGGGAACCCCCGTTCGCACCTTCATCCCCTCGCTGGCCGACCCCGGGCAAGTGCAGTTCAAGCTCTACTGGCAGCCCACCGACCCCACGCAGAATCCCAGTTCCTCGTACAGTCTGGAGTATCTGTTCTGGAACCGCATCGTGACGAAATTTCGCATCGTCAATACGGACCCGGCCCATCGCACGCGCGAGGCCTTTGGCTTCATCAAGCAGATCTCGGAAACCTACACCGTCGCGGGGTTGTGCGAACGAACCGTGATTGTGCGCGTTTCCGGCGCGTTCCAAGACGTTACGCCCGCGATCAGCCTGACGCCCGCGAGCGCCACAGGCGTACTGGCGGCGGGCGGCCCTGCGACCTTCAGCGTGGCGACGGGCGGCAACCAGACTTCCTGGACCGCGACACCCGATGCGGCCTGGATCACGGTGACAGCCCCGACGGGTCCGACGACAGGCGACCAGACCGTCAACTATACCGTCGCGGTCAACGGCGTAGGTCAGCCTGCCCGCACCGCGCATATCAACATCGTGGCTCTGGGGCTGCAATTCACGATCAGTCAGGTCGCGGGGTAGGCGTTCCATGCCGCTAATCAAGCCCGAACGCGGCCAGCCGATTTATATCGAGATCGGCGGGGAAAAACTGGAACTGCGTTTTTCGCTCGGAATACTCAAGGAATTAGAGCGCGAGCACGGCATCCAGATCATCAAGGGCCAGACCGTCGCCGAAATCCTGGTGTCGCCCGACAAGCAGTCTATTGCGCTGTATTTCGGCCTCAAAGAAAAACAGCCGCACATCACACAGGCATGGATCGATGAGCACATGGACGCCTCGCAGCAGCTGGATGTGCTGCCCATGCTCACTTACGCCATGACCGGCGTGTGGTCGCGGCCGGCCTCCGGCGACAATACGGAGCAGCCCCAAAATTTTCAGCAGCCGCCGGCGCCCGTAAAACCGAATGGCTTGATCTCTGGGCCATCGGACGTTACGACCTCGGACTTAGCGAACGCGAAGTCTGGCAGGTAACGCTTCAGGAATTTCGCGCCCTGCACACCCGCCACCTGATCGAGCGCGACTTCCTGGAGCGGATCGCGGCGGCGGCGCCCTGCGCCATCCTGAACGTGAATCGCGGGCAGCATCAACCCGCCATTCCGCTGGAGCGTTTTCTGATGCCCGACACGGCGGCGCGGCTGCACGCGGGCTACAGTGAGGAGCCGGCGCCGGCGCCCGTGCCTGTTCCGGTTCCAGCGGCCCCACGCCAGCCCGCCTGGGCGAAGTCGGGGGACGAACTCATGGCCAAGCTCGACCTGCACGCGCAGGCGATCGAGCGGCACCAGCGCGGCGGCGGAATGGTGATGTGACATGGCCGATGCGGGCGAATTAAAAGCAGTCGTCAGCGCCGAAACCAGCCAGTTTATCCAGGCGATGAACGATCTGGTGCAGTCGGCGCAGAACGCCAGCGACCAGGCCTCCCAGGGCTTCGAGGGCACCACCGGCAAACTCGGGTCGCTGGGAGAAGCCGCCGAGGGCGCGGGCGGCAAGATGGGTGGCTTCTTCGAATCGCTCGCGGGCGCCGCCGAATTTGCGGGCTTCAACGTCGGCCTCCAGCAGACCGTCGATCTGCTGAAAGATCTCGCCACGGAGTCCATCGAAGCCTATGAAAAGATCGAACTGGTAACGGCGGGTTTGACCGCGCTGACGGGCAGCGCCGAAGGCGCTAATACCGTTTTGGAAAGCATGAAGGAGCTGGCGGGCCAGAGCACCTTTTCTTTCCCCGATCTGGCGCAGGCGGCACAGAAAATGGCCGCCTTCGGCCTGGCTGCCGAGGATATCCCTGCCGTGATGCGCGCCGCGGCAGATGCTGCGATGCTCCTGGGCGAACCCGTCAGCGCCGTGGCGCAGGCCTTCGACAATCTGGAGGCGAAGGGACAATTAACGCTGCGTTCCTTGCCGCAACTGGGCATCACCTATAAGGACCTGGCCCAGGCGATGGACGATACCTCAGGCAGCGCCAAGCAGGTATTGCAGGACTTCAATAATCTCGCCGACCCGATGGACAAAGTCAATACGCTGCTGAATGCGATGAACGAAAAGCACGCGGCGGCGGCGGAGTTGATGCAGGGGACGGTGGCGGTCGCCATCAATGCGCTCAAAACCGAATGGGATTCGCTCCTCGAAGAAGCGGGCAAAGAAATTGCGCCCGATCTCATTACGCTCGCTAACAATCTGAAGGATCTGCTGCCGGTGCTCGGAAGTGTGGTTGCGAAGTTCGTCGAGTGGGCCGCCATCAGTCTCAATACGTTTTTGGAAACGCTGTCGAATATCAAAGCGATTTTCGCCGATCTACAAACGATCTTCCCGAATGTGTCGAAATATCTCGGTGAAATCGAGGGCTGGATCGAAAAGCTGACGGGCTTCAAGTTCGACGAAAAGAGTCTGCTGGGCTGGCTGGCCTCAAATGCGATGGGTCCGCTGTCGCAATTACCGGGCGTTATCTCGAATATCCGCGCCCAGACCGACCAGCTGGCGGGGTCCATTGCTCAGTCGAGCTTTGACTTGCCGCTATTTAGTCCGCAGACCGCCCAGGCTATCGATACGGCGCGCGAGAAGCTGCTGGTCGTCGGCACCACCGTCAGCGATCTGGGGCAAAAACTGTCGGTGTTGAGCGTTTCGCAACTGGAGCAACTGGGCGTGATCGCCACCGATAAGACGGACCCCGCCCTCAAGCAGCTGGACAAATCGGCACAAACGCTATTCGACGACTTCCTGCGCGGCTTCCAGGGCTTGACCACGGAGTGGGACACCGCCGCGGCGGGCCTCGACCCGAACAAGCTGATCGCGCAACTGGAGCTGCTGAAGGCCAAATACATCGAAACGGGCGACACGTCGTCGCTGGGCTATCAGCAGACGATTGACGCGCTCCAAACAATGCATGATTGGTATGCCAATACCATCATTCCCGACATCCAGACCTACGGCACCGTGGGGCAGCAGGAAACCCAGAAAATCATAGACGGCTTCGCGAACATTGCCAACAAGATCAATCAGGAGACCAAGCCCAAAGCCGACGACTTCACCGCCGCGCTGAAGCAACTGGGCATCGACGGCCATAACGGGCTGGCGAAAGTGAATGAAGACCTCACGGCCATCGGCACGCTGATGACCTCGCACGCCACGACCGTGGGCGATCTCGACGCCGCCTGGGTGAAACTGACGGGCGATGCCTCGAGATATGCCAACGACCCGTCGATTCTGCCCAAGATCATCGATCAGGAGCAGCAGGTCGTCGATAAACTGACGGCGACGGGCGCGCCGCTGGGCGACATCTACACCAAGCAGGGGCAGATTTATCAGCAGGAGATCACGCTCGCGACCGCGCGCGGCACGGACGCGACCAATTATCTCGAAGACCTCGAAAATCTGAAGATCAAGCAGCAGGCGCTGATCGATCAGGCTACGCTCGCCGGAACGACCTATACCGGCCTGATGACCGACTTTCAGAACGCCTTTGGCGCGTTCGGCACGGGCATCGCCAACGCCATCGAAAAGGGCGGCGACTGGAACGACATTCTAGGGTCGCTCAAGACTTCCGCGCTGAATCTCGCCGACAGCATTGTGAACACGCTGGTCAACTCGGCCTTGAAAAAACTATGGGACGACCTGGTTACGCACACCAGCCTGTTGCAAGATTTCGCGGATAAGCTATCAGGCATCTATAAAACCGGCAGCGGCGGCGGGGGCGTTCTTTCGGGCAGCGGCGAGGCGGGCGCGG